ACCACCAAATGCATAATTACCGAGAGCTGTTATATTGCCACCAGTTGTTATGCCAGACCCTGCACTCCTTCCATAAAGGCTGTTGCTAGCGCCGCTGGATAAATTCTGACCCGCCTGACTTCCCATAACTGTATTGCTTTGCCCAGTAGCAACAGCCGTGGATATAGCGCCATAACCAACCACAGTATTAAAATTGCCAGTTGTTGATAAAGCTCCTGCCTCCGCTCCTACATAGACGCTGAAGCTGGCGGTGCTACGATCCTTCCCGGCTTGATGGCCCAGAAACACGTTGCTTGCACCAGTAGTAGTATCTTCACCAGCTTTATATCCCAGAGCAGTATTTTTGTTTGCGGAACCATCATCGTTGGTTAATGCGCCAGTACCAAGACCAACTGTTGCACCAGATGAATTAGTAAGAGCATCAGACAAGCCATCAATATCACTAGCACCGCCACCACCTCCAGCAGTTTGGAATGTAGGCGCAGAACCAGAACCATTTGACGTTAGTACCTGTCCACTTGTGCCAACAGCAGTGGCCGTTACAGCACCTGTTCCATTTCCAACCAGAACGCCGTTTGCAGTAAATGTACCTGCGCCAGTACCACCCTGTGCCACGCTGAGATCAGTGGTCAGTCCGGTGAGAGATGTGATATCCGAGTTAGCACCTGATGCCGCTGCACTCAGTGCTGTTCTAGCTGCACTTGCTGACGTTGCACCTGTACCACCACTAGCGATAGCCAGCGTTCCTGTTGTGTCAGTCGAAAGATCGATAGCATTTTGTGTTATTGTTTGACCGCTTATGGTCAGATAATTTAACGATCCAGCAAGCGTTACACTACTTTGGTCTACCCAAGCAAGCGTACCGCTGCCGTCAGTTTTAAGAACCTGATTTGCATTACCATCATCGTTTGGCAGCGTTAGCGTGTAGCTCGCAGCCGCACTATGGGGCGGACCTTTTATTACAATGCCGTGCGAATTTTGTTCACAGTTTAATACAAACTGACCCGACCCCTTTGTTGCATTTCCTTTGAATACAACTTTTCCAGAACCATTAGGGTCTAGCTCCAAGTTTGCGTTGGTTCCTGTTGAAACTACACCTGCATCAGAAAGAGTTACTGTACTGTTCTGGAGAAGTTTCCCGGTCGTAGCATCGAAACGAGCAATGGCATTGTCAGTCGAAGAACTCGGTCCAACCACATCACCAGAACCACTAGGAGTGGCCCAGACACCATCACCTCTCCAAAAAGAAGAACTTGAAGCTCCTGTTCCTGCATTTAAATTACTAACAGGAAGATTCCCAGTAACATCAGTAGTTAAGTCTATTTGATTACGGGTAATGGTCTGTCCACTAATAGTAATATAATCAGGTGTTCCAGCCAGCGTTACATTTGTTGAGTTATCAGTTCCAGCTACGTCAACATTTAAAGCAGTTCTGGCTTCACTAGCAGTTGAAGAACCAGTACCACCATCTGCTATCGGAACATCTGTACCTCCAGCACGATAAATAATATTGCCTTCAATATTTACATCACCAGCGTTTGCTCTGCTAAGAGTAGTATCTGATGCAGCACCTAATTCAATAGTAGATAGTGTTGCTGCTCCATTTACTGATACTGTGCTTTGAAGGTGTACAGCGCCAACTACTGTTACGGTACTTCCAAATACTGCTGCACCATTTACTGAGACTGTACTTTGAAGATGTGTTGCACCTGCCACACTAAGTGTACTGTTAAGATCAACCGCACCCTCCAGTGACGTTGCTCCCACAACTCTGAGCGTACCCCCTGCTAAAACATTGTTAACAGAAATATCTCCTTCAATAGATGTCGTTACACCTGTAAGATTAGACCCATCTCCATAGTAAGAAGAAGCACATACTCTTGCATTAACAGCTTGCACATTTGTACCAGCAATAGTGACTGTACTCAGGAAGTTTGCAGCACCCCCAACACTAAGAGTAGAAGCAAGTGATACTGCTCCTGCCACAGTAAGCGTACTATTAAGATCAACTGCACCCTCAAGGGAGGTTGCTCCAGCAACTCGTAAAGTACCACCAAGTACAGTATTACCTGCTATTGAAGCTGTACTTTGGAGATGAGCAGCACCAACTACTGTAACTGTAGATGCAAATGTTGCTGCGCCCCCAACAGATACTGTACTTTGTAAATGAGCGGCGCCTTCTACTGTAACTGTACTGGCAAAGTTTGCTGCGCCTCCAACAGATAATGAAGAGGCTAGTGATACTGCTCCAGCAACTGTAACAGTACCTCCAACATTTATATTGCCAGAGACAGAAACACTATCTTTAAAAGTACCCGTACCAACAACCGTAACAGTACCACCAACCAAAAGATTAGTTACAGATACATTACCTTCTACTGATGTAATAATTCCAGTGAGGTTTGAGCCATCTCCATAGTATGCACTTGCACACACTCTTGCATTAGTTGCTTGTAAATTTGTACCGGCTATAGTTACAGAGCTAAGAAAGTTTGCTGCTCCACCTACTGATAGTGTTGATGCAAGTGATACTGCGCCTGCAACGGTAAGTGTACTGTTAAGATCAACTGCACCTTCAAGGGAGGTTGCTCCTACAACTCTGAGCGTACCTCCAGCCAGAAGATTACTAACAGAAATATTTCCCTCTACATCAGCGGTTACACCTGTAATATTAGAACCATCTCCGTAGTAAGCACTAGCACAAACTCTCCGTAGTAAGCACTTGCACAAACTCTTGCATTAGTTGCTTGAACATTAGCACCAGCAATAGTAACTGTACTCAGGAAGTTTGCTGCTCCTACAACACTAAGTGTACCTCCAGCGTAAACATTGCCAACAGAAATACTTCCACCTATCTCTGCGGTTATACCTGTAAGATTAGAACCATCACCATAGTAAGACGCAGCAGTTACATTGCCAACAACATTTAAATTACCACTTACTGATACATTAGTTGCAAAGTTAGCTACACCCTCAACATCAAGCACTCCACCAATACAAGCAGATGTTGCCACGTCAAGGCGACCACTGACTGATACATCATTACTAAAGTCAGACTTGGAAGTAAATCCGGCAGCGCCAGCTACATTAAATGTACCACCAACTGATACATTATTCTTCAGGTGGGCTTCGTTCTCTACTGTCACAGTTGATTTAAAGGTTGCAACACCTACTACTGTTACTGTACTTTGTAGTTGGGTTGCGCCTGACACAGTAACCGTACTGGCAAACTGTGCAGCCCCTGCAACTGATAAACTTGACTGTAGGTGTGCAGCACCGACAACTGTGGCAGTGCTGCCTACATAGAGATTGCCACCTACTGTAGCATTGCTTACTGATATGTTACCAGCAATCGTTGCTGTTACACCACTAAGATTTGAGCCATCGCCATAAAAAGAACTTGCACATACTTTATCATCTACATAAAGACTTCCATCCAAAGATACAGCACCACCAACACCTAATGCACCAGTGATCTGTACTGCATTGGTAGCTACCTTCAGGGCAGTGTTAACACCATCGCCTGTCTGAACTGCTTTCAGGGAAGTGTCTACACCAGTATTGCTAGTTGAAGAACTAACAAGTATAATCTGTTTGTATGTATTTGATATTAGTTGACTTGTTAAATCGCTCATATTAGATTCCAATACTTATCTGTTGATCCCCATGCGGTACTGGCCTGACTCCATGTAATATTACGTCCACCTGTATCGGGACGAGGATTAAGAATAGCTGGATTATCCCTTACATCAGGCACATGATTTTGAGGATGGTTCTTCAAATCAAACTGTCCTTCAAAGTCTTCGGGACATACCAGCATCCCATAACTGTTCATTCTCATATTACGATGTGGATATACGAACCCACATGTATCGCACATAGCCAGTGCGTTTTTAGTGCTTGCCATTAGATGTACCTTAGTCTTGGCACAACACGCATCGAAGCTCTTTCTCTATCTTCCTGCATTGCTCTGGCAAGACACTCTTCATAGTTTGCCTTCAGCATTTGTATACGACCAGCATCTACACCAAATCTTTTCATTGACATGTAATAAGATAGTCCCGCAGTAAGACATGGTAAAAATCTTTTAGGAACATCAGCATTCTGATCTGCTGATTTATTTACATCTGTAAGCTCACTGAATACTTCAACCTTTAAAACATCTGTTGAGTTTTCAGGAATAGGCCAAACAGACATGACGGGATTATCTCTGCCTCTTCTGATAGAATACTGAGATGATCTTCCAGTTTGTGTTTTATTAGGAATAAGCAAAAACTCTTCAGGTGTTATACGTTCTAATTTAATATCAGTATTATCTCTGTTAAGAACAACTTCAAGAGCATCTATAGTAGAAGAAGATAGATCATAGGAAGTAGTACTTGCAGTCACGGTAAAAGATGATACACTTGTAGTCCATAATAGTATACCACGGTTTTGCCAATCTCGCAACATTAAATTTATAGATCGACGTGCAGAAGCAGGTTCGTGACCAAGAGTATCTTCACCCCCGATCATCTCCATCGCTTCTTGTATAACCTCGTCTATATCAAGGTTAAAGTCATATGTTCCTGATACTGCCATTATGTTCTAAACCTTTTTGTTTTAGCTGCTATTCTTTTGGGCTG